CATTATATTTGTTGAGTAGAGTTTCAAATTCCTTGACGCGGTCTGAGCCGACCACTAGGATTAGAGTTTTAAATGTTCGTTGTAATTCCTTTGCAACATCAATAATTGTTTTTGCTCTGGATTTTATAACGAGTCTACTACCAAAGGCTGCCTGAGCGAACATGAGTTTTTGGTCGTAGGGTAAAGGGTTCTTTTTAGAGTCTGTAGTATGAGTTAGATATACAAACGGTGTAGCCCTTTTTGTTCTTGCGGTAGAGATAACTTTATTAATAAGTTTCTCGTGGCCGACTGTAACAGGATTCATGCGTCCAAAAGTAATAACGACTGTGTCATTCATAGCTTCTGTTATTTCTGGTTTAACGTTCACAAATCTTGTTGGATTAAATCTTTTCTTGTCTAGTTTATCATCAGAAGCTTTTTGGTCTTTTTTCTTTTTAACTATGTTTTGTCCGGCTTCTTTGTCATCTTCATCTTCATCGTCGATGTCATCACCTTTTTCATTACCTTCAGCATCGTTTGAAGTAGATTTTTTCTTTGATTCTGGTTCTGACTCTGAATCGTCTTTGTCATCTTTTGCAATTTTTTTCTTTGGTTCAGGTTTTGGCTCAGGTGATTCTTCATCATCATCTGTCTCTGGCTTTGTATCAACTTCTGTTTCTTTGTCTGAGTCGTCAGCTGGTTTTTTACCACGGCGCTTTTTAAGAATTTTTCCGTCTTTATTAATAGTATTTCCATCGCTATCAATCTCGACTTCTTTCAATTCTTTTTCTTTAGCTTTAGCTGCCAAATATTCTTGAAATGTTTTGCTCATAAGAGATGAACCCTAATTGTTATTTGTATATCTACTCTGTTTTATTTATAATATTTTGCAAATGAAGAAATAAATTCATAATTTACATGTGCCGATTGATTCCATATTGTACTTTCTCTCAAATAACCTATTGCTGGAGTTGGTGACATAATCATTAGAGGTATTTTTGTTCTTCTTTGACCTCTTATAAAATATGCATTATCAACTGCACCTAAAATACCGTTTTGTTCAATTTCATGTACAAGGTTTTGAGCAGTTCTTTTAGTCATCATATATGCATGAGCACCTTCGTGTCCGTCAATGTGCATTAATTCACGTTCTTCATTATCTCTTGCATCCCATGCTTTATAATTTTCTGGGTCAGATACTTTATAGCCTAATGTTATAATATAATTGTCTGGTATTTTAATATCTGGTTTATAATACATGAGTGCATCATGTTCTAATACAATACCAACTTCATCATCACCTTCTGCAATCTTTTTCCATATTGCTCCATGTCCTGCTGAACATGCATTTGCTTTTTGTGCTGGTGTCATATTATCAACAACTAAAGGTTGTTCGTAAAACTTCATTTGTATACCAGTTTGACACCAAGCTGCACGACCGGTAATATCATACCAACCATCAAAATATTCCCAATCTAAATTAATAGCATCACAAGTTTCTGCACACATATTAGCATACTTACGTGACAACTCACTATTAATTCTCAGTATATAAGCTTTCACTTTGTTATTTCTTCGTATAATTTAAAATCTTCGCCAAATGTTTTCTTCATTTCGTCAATATCTTTTTGTTCAAATTCAATCTCATTCTGTCTTGCTACTCTTGAATCTGTTTTATGTCTTGGTAATGGATGGTCAATACGCAACCTACGGTTAAACATAAAGTTACTTAATTCTTTTTCTAAATCTTCGTATAACCAGAAACGACCTACGTCTTTTTTACCTAGTTTTAATAAGCTACTTTGAACAATACCACTATTTGGTTCACCTTTAAATACTCCATTGATTGTCCAATTACGATATTGGTCTATTGAAGCATCTATTTGTCGACCTTTCCATTTACGATAGAAATAATAAAAGCTCTTGGCTCTATCAACAGGATTTCTCAATAAAGCAAATATATCGTATTCAGCTACTTGCTCTCTTGTAATAACTCCTTCGTCAATTAATTGGTTTAATGTAAAATGGTAAAAAGCATAAGGTCTATATTTACTTACGATCGCTTCATCTAATGTACCTGGTAGATTACTATCTTCTACTTCAGTATAGATTGCTTCATCGTCTTGTATATTTCTAATAAAGAAATCTGACAGACTACTTGATGCTGTCTTAGGTGTGCGCAAAAATAAGAATTTATGTTTATGTGATAAGTACATTATAATACTCCTTGTGAATAATCTACACAGTTAAAGCCCATACCTGTTGAGCCCCATTTATGGTCTGCGTAAATTTTATCTGGCCCATTATATCTTTGAGCGCCATTAATATAAAATTGTGGAATAAAATAATGAGATGGCCAAATAGTTAGTTTATCTCTAAACTGTGGTATATGTTTTGCTAAGAACGCATTACCTGTTGACATAAATGGTTGATGATGTAAATCTTGTGGTTTAAGCTTTTTTAACTCATCCAAGACATGTTTAACAAACGGATTCTCTGGATTACAACCAAATATTGGCTGAACATTATCACCACGGCCTTTTTCATTCTCATAACAAGTATAAGCATGGTCAGCTGGAGAGCTCCATAGCTCATCTGTATTTTCTAAACAAATCATATCAGCTTCTGCAATAAATCCACCTCGCTCATATAATAACTCATAACGAATTAAATCTGACACACCACAGAAAGCTTTAGCATTATAATAATGTTCTATTAATGCTTGATTTCTCCAAGCACGAGATTTTAACATCTGGTCTGTAAATATCTTATATTCCCATTCTGGATGTTTATCGCGCCAAGTATACATCCATTTGAGTGGAGCCGGTCTTGGCCCTACCCAAATATGGGACATTTTCTTTGGTATGTTTACGTTCATATTTCTGCTATTGTATCTTTTCTGACTACAGAATTCATTAGTCTACCATATTTATCGTAAGTGTAAACTGTTTCTTGTTGATAGTCATTACTTACTTTAGTAGTTACTTTAACTGTTCTTAAGTCGTAATCAATCTTATTTGCAAAGGGTGGATTCAATACTGGGCTAATTGGTGTAATTTCCATTATTGTAATAACTCCGTTATTCTTTCTGCTAATTTAATAAACCATGCTTCATCATGGCCTCTTGTTGTTTCTGCAGCGGTACCTATTCGGATACCACTTGTTTCCATAAAGGAACGAGGGTCATTTGGTACTCCGTTTTTATTTACAGTAATACCATTCTCTTCTAATAAGTCTGCAAATTCCCTACCACTATATTTACTCTCACTCAAATCCATTAAAATAATATGTGAATCTGTTCCACTTGTTTGTACTTTAACTCCTCGTTCTTCAAATACTTTACACATTGCTTGTGCATTTTTAATCACATTTTCAGCGTAATCAAAAAATTCTTTTGTATCTGCTTCAATAAAGGCTTGAGCTTTAGCTGCAATAATATTCATTAATGGTCCACCTTGTGTACCTGGGAATACAGCTGAATTAATCAGTTTAGTATATTTAGGGTTATTCCATAAGATGATTCCACCACGAGGGCCTCTTAATGTTTTATGAGTAGTTGAAGTAACTACATCTGCATAAGGGATTGGACTATCATAAGCACCACCAGCTATCAAGCCTGAATAGTGAGCCATATCTACCATTAATAATGACCTACATTCATCTGCAATCTCTTTAAACTTTTTCCAATCAATTTGACGAGGATAAGCAGAAGCACCAGCAATAATCATTGAAGGCCTAAAGTTTAAAGCTATTCTACGAACTTCTTCATAGTCAATTAAACCATTTTCGTCTACGCCATAATGAGCTGTTACATAGTTTTTACCTGAAATATTAACTGGAGCACCGTGGGATAAATGTCCACCACTTGCTAAATCCATTCCAAGGATACGAGAACCAGGTTCTAGGAATGCTTGGAATACAGCTAGGTTTGCGTTAGCTCCACTATGAGGTTGAACATTTGCAAACTCACAATCATAGATATCTTTAAGCTTCTGTATTGCAAGGTTTTCTATTTCGTCCATTTGGTCACAGCCATTATAGTAACGACGACCAGGATAACCCTCTGCATATTTGTTTGTAAATTCTGAACCACATAATTTCATTACGGAATCTGATGCAAAGTTTTCAGATGCAATTAGTTCAATTGTTGATTGTTGACGCTGTAGTTCGCGTTGGTAAATTTTGTCTATTTCAATGTGCATGTTTTCTCAATATATGGTCATAGGCGGCCGATGCATTATCTGGCCCTTCTATTTGTTGATAAGGAATTCCAAGAGTTTGGAATTGTTTTAATATGTCTAAGTCAATAGCTACACTTTGCACTTCGTCTTGTGCACGGCCATCAACTTCAAAGTTTTCACGAGCTCGAGAGAGCATAAAGTTAATGTTATCATACTTATTATAACACTCTAAAGCAAGTTTGTCAATAAGGTCTGTATATAATGGGTCACC